TGTTGAGACGCAACTCATCCATGGCTGACTTCAGCCCTGTCCCGGCAGCAACAATCGGCGGGGAGTCTCAAAGTGAGGGCATGGCTAACCCAAACTTTACCTTTGGAACAGTAGAGGTTCTAGCTAGAGGAGCAGTGGCTTGCATTGTTCTAACAGGCAGGAAGCTAAGCAAGTGGTTTTGGCCTTACCAACCCACCGCGAAGCAAATTGACGGCTTGGTCAAGCTGGACAGTGAGGACAACGACGGGGGTGTATCTGGTTGGGCTTTAACGAAGAAGTGGTGCGCAGTGGCGAAAGCTGAGTTTGGTACTGTGCAAAAACGCACACCGGCCAACGATGCAGCCATCGCTGACAAAATTCGCAGGCTCATGAAGGAAGCTAACACCCGCAACGTTGACATCATTAGAGTACTACCATGGGCTGTGGCCAGTGTGTATGTGCCGACTGACGCAGATCTTGTTGCTGCATCTGTGTACAACCACAAAGTCGTCAAGGCACGACGCAAGCACCTCGCGGTGCCACAGAAATAGGGGGGCCTAGTTGCCACACATGGGTTCGACACTGATACAGCTGCCAATGTCAGTGGTCTGCCAATTACGGTGTGTGTGACATCTGGGACCCCAAAGGTGCGCAAGGCATTGGCCTTGCCAGGATTGGGGCTGGGCGTGCAATTTGGTGTGCACAACCAGTCCCTCAGAAATGTGCTGCGCGGGTTGGTGGAGAGGGTGTTCAAGGTTGTCAAAAATGGCAAATTGGTATCTCCACCTAAACCCGTGGCGAACGTTTTCGATAAGTTGAGTGGCTTTCGGGCCCGGTTGTTACGTGTGGTGGGTTCATGCCGCCCTTGGACTATGGAGCAGTTTATTTGCTCCTACAAGGGTGCCAAGCAACACACGGTTCGAGCAGCTGCAGAGGATGTTCTCCGACATCCCGCGGTGAGACGCGATGCTAAACTCAAGACGTTCGTGAAGGCTGAGAAGCTCAATTTGAGCTCGAAGCCAGACCCAGCCCCTCGCGTCATTCAACCCCGTGATGTGAGGTACAATTGTGAGGTTGGTCCCTATCTCAAGGCTCATGAACATACCATTTATCGAGGTATAGCCAAGATTTGGGGTGGCCCGACAGTTATGAAGGGATTCAACAGCGTGGATACAGCAAAGCATATGAGGGAAATGTGGGATAGCATCCATGATCCTTGTGGCATAGGTCTTGATGCCAGCAGGTTTGACCAGCATGTTAGTGAAGAGGCATTGCGATGGGAACACTCCGTGTATAATGGGATGTTCAAGAGCAAGAGGCTTGCCGAATTACTGACATGGCAGATCAATAATGTGGGCACAAGCTACACACCTGAAGGTCGTGTCACATACAAGGTGAAAGGGTGCAGGATGAGTGGAGACATGAATACGTCGCTTGGGAATTGTTTGATCATGTGTGGAATGGTTTGGGAGCTGTGTCAGCAATTGGGCTGTCCCGCCAGACTAGCAAACAATGGTGACGATTGCATGTTGATAGTACCTCGGTCTTGGGAGCAGCGCGTCCGTGACAAGATTGCATCGTGGTTTCTCGATTTTGGATTCACCATGAAAGTTGAAGACACTGTTTATGAGTTTGAGCAGATTGAATTTTGCCAGACCCGACCAGTGTTTGCCAGCAATCGGTGGGTCATGACTCGCGATTACCGCGTGGTTATGGACAAGGACACGTTCTGCTTACATCCAGACAATATGCCATATGAGCGCTGGTTGAGAGGCGTCGGTACCGCCGGGTTGGCACTAGCGAGTGGGGTCCCTGTATTGCAGACCTTTTACACTCAGCTGGTTGCGCTCGGGGGGGGCCAGGGGGAGTTGATTGATGGCAGTGGCATGAGCTATATGGCCAAAGGTCTGACCCCAGACGCCAGTCCCATCACCACAGAGGCACGGGTGTCTTTTTACAAGGCATTCGGGATGCCACCGTGGGTACAAGAAGCTTATGAGGAGGAGATTGTGGCCTCAGCTTCTAGCACTAACTTAGGGCTGATAGGTAGTCGCTACACCTATCACAACAACACGTTGGCATTTCAAGGATGACCGGCAAGATGAAGAAACCCTCCACGCAAAAGAGCATGATTCGCAACATTCCCATCGATGTGCCCGGTGGACCTCCGGGATACACCAACTTCCAGAGGAAAACCGGCCCACGAGTCACAGCCACCAAGGCTGGACTTCAAATCGCAAATAGTGAGCAGTTCCTCCCACTATCAGCTGATTCTTCCTCCAACACTGTGGTATCTGTCGGGTTGAACCCCGCTGATGCTAACCTTTTTCGGTGGCTGTCAGGTATTGCCCGCCGTTACACCATGTATCGTTGGAAGAAGTTGCGTGTGCTTTATCAGAGCACATGCCCTACCACGACACCTGGGTCGGTTCACTTGGGGTTGTTTTACGACGCCGAGGATTTGGGCAATTGGATAGCGGATGGGTCTAGTACCGTCACTCTTTCCCAGACTGTAGGCGCCAGCATTGGTCCAACGTGGGGGTCCACCATGACCTCCACTAATTCTGGGTCCATCACAACCAACATGGTTGAGGTGGATGTCACGCGCGCTCACCAGCGAGTGTCGTGGCATTTGATTGATGGCAACACAGGAGGCACTGCCGTGGACAACCAGTCTGTGGCAGCATTGTGTGCTTCTGTGGTGACTCCCGTTCCTGGCGGCGCAGTTGTTGGCAGAATTTGGTATGATTATGAGATTGAGCTCATCCAGCCAACGTTTGCGTTCGGTGGAAATGGCCTTAGGGGTGGAGCAGGTGCTCGGGGATTTGATCCGTCTAAGGACATTTATTTGACCAAGCCGGACTACGTCCCCGTCCCTAGACCATTGCCGAAGCCTACTCCAAGTGGTGATGATGATGAAGAGAGGGAGCCGGTAGGGTAGGAGCGTCTGATCAGTGGGAGATGTGTGTTAAACGGAGAGTGTACCACCGTAGCTGGAGCCTATGGGCAGCTCGCAAAGCTGTCCTCGGGTACACGACACACTGGCAAACTGACCAACGACCGCTGGGTCCCCCATGTCCAAGCATGGGGGGGGCACCGGGCGGGTTACCG